AAAGTAAATCAAGATTCAACTAGTGCAAATTTTGGAAAATACATAAATGAAACAATTCAATATACAGGTAATAATACAGGTACAGGAGTTTTATCTGGATTAACAAGAGGCACAGCTTCTCCATTTAGAGGAATAACTCCACCTAATACTACAGCAACAACTCATGCAAACGGAGCAAAAGTTTTTGGATCATATCTAGCAACTGCAATTGCAACTACTGTAGAAGTTGGTCCTACATTACCAAACGGAACACAAGCAACAGAACAACAATTTAATTCTATAACAGTGCCTTTAGTATCTAATGCTGGAAGTACAGCAACAGGAGGCGGTTTTCAGTGTACAATTGGACCCGTTAATGATAGAGCTTAATTATGGCTGGATATACTTACGCAAATTTAACAACAGATATTAGAAATTATACAGAGGTAGATGCTAACGTATTTACTGCTGCTGTTATAAATAGATTTTTAGAAAACGCAGAACATAGAATTAATTTAGATTGTCCTATGGATTCAGACAGAGTTAGAGCAGAAGCACAATTTGCTGCAGACTTTAATAGTATTACAGTTCCAACAAAAGCTTTATTTATAAGAGGTGTTCAAGTATTTGATTCAACAACAGCTACTACAGGTGAAGGAGTATGGTTAGAAAGACGTGATCAAACTTTTATATCTGAATATGTAGGAGAATTAACAGGCACTGAAGGCGGTACTGCAGCTCAAGATACAACAGGACTTCCTAAATATTATTCTATGTATGGGGGTGCCACAACTGGTACAAATACAGCCACGTCTGGTGCTATATATGTTGCTCCTACGCCGGATAAAAATTATAAATATATTATTCATTATAACGCTGTGCCAACCGGTTTAGAAACTAATACAGCTGGAACATATATAAGTAATTACTTTCCACAGGGTTTATTATATGCATGTTTAGCAGAAGCATTTTTGTTTTTAAAAGGTCCAACAGACTTGTTGACACTATATGAAAATAAGTATAAAACTGAACTACAAAAGTTTGCAGCGATGCAACTTGGAAGAAGAAGACGAGACGATTACACGGATGGTACAATAAGAATTCCAATCGAGTCAGCGCCTCAGTAATTAGGAGAAAAATATTATGTCAATATCATCAGCGATTTGTAACAGCTTTAAACAAGAAATTTTAGTTGGTACACACAATTTTACAGCATCGTCAGGAAACAGTTTTAAACTAGCTTTATATACAAGTTCAGCATCTTTAGGTGCAGGCACTACAGCTTACAGTACGTCAAACGAAATATCTAACACATCTGGATCAGCTTATACAGCTGGTGGAAAAGTAATTACAAGTGTTACTCCAGCTTTAGATGGATCAACAGCATGTTGTGATTTTGCAGATGTTAGTTTTACTTCTGCTTCTTTTACAGCTAACGGTTGTTTAATTTATAACGATACACAATCAGATAAAGCGTGTGCAGTAGTTGCTTTTGGTGGTGACAAAACTGTATCAAGCGGAACTTTTACAATTCAATTTCCAGCAGCAGACGCATCTAACGCGATTATTCGAATAGCGTAGAGGTAACGACGGATGTCCGTTACTAGAACTTTTACAGTAACGGTAGTTAGTACCGGTTCAGGAAATAAATATTTTATTGATGGAGTACAACAAGCTACTTTGCTTTTAGGTGAAGGTGGTACATATAAATTTGATCAATCAGATAGTTCAAATGGTAGTCACCCTTTAAGATTTTCAACAACTAGTGACGGAACACATAGCGGAGGTGACGAGTACACTACCGGTGTAACCACTAATGGTACACCTGGTCAAGCAGGATCATACACTCAAATTGTAGTAGCTGAAAGTGCACCAACTCTTTATTACTATTGCACAAATCACTCAGGGATGGGTGGACAAGCTAACACTGTTGACGGAAACTCATGGGGACTTATGTCATGGGGTGCAAACGAATATGGAAGTCAAGATTCTATTGATGTTACATTAACAGGTGTATCCTCTACTTCTAGTGTAGGTGTTGTAGATGCTTTTAATACAGAAGGTTGGGGCAGACAAGAGTGGGGTAACTCTGCTTGGGGTGTAGATTACGCAGTACAACTTTCAGGTCAATCAGCAACTTCTGCAAATGGTAGTTTAACAACTTTTGATACACAAACAGTTACACTAACAGGAGTTAATTCAACATCTTCTGTAGGTTCCATAGTTTCAGGTGTGTTATCTATTGCAGAATTAACAGGTGTACAAGCTACATCTGAAGTAGGTGATTTTGATAATGCAGGAACGTTAGTTGGTTGGGGTAGAAATGGTTGGGGTGAAGAACCTTATGGAGATTCATTTAATAAATTAGTTCAACCAGCAGGTTTAAGTTTAACATCTAGTGTTGGTTCTTTAACTTTAGATTTACAATCTGTAACATCTTTAACGGGAATAGGTGCTACTTCTAGTGTTGGTTCTTTAAGTTTTGTTATAGATTCTACACAAGCCATAACAGGATTAAGTGCTACATCTAGTGTAGGAACAATTTCAACTTCAGACGCTATTGGATTAACTGGTCTTAGTGCAACAGCCTCAGTTGGAGGAATAATTCTTGATGCATTAACCGTTGAACTAGGAGGTCAACAAGCAACTTCATCTGTAGGATTTGTATCAGAACAAATTATTCAAACTTTAACAGGAGTATCTGCTACATCTTCTGTAGGATCAATTATTCCTGAAATAAGTGTTCCTTTAACAGGTCTTGGTGCTACATCTGCAGTTGGTACAATATCTCCTGCATCTATGACTTTAGGATTAACAGGACAACTTGCAACATCTAGTGTTGGTACAGGAGTAGCTTTTCCAGGTACCTATGAAAAACTTGATCCTAAAACAAGTACAGGATATACAACTAAGACACCAAAGAATACAACAGGGTACACAATTAAAACCCCTGCATAATTATGTTTGACTTAGAACTAAATAACCAATATAAATAGGAACAATTAGGAGATTAAATAATGGCATCAACATACACACCTTTAGGCGTTGAATTAATGGCAACCGGCGAAAACGCTGGTACTTGGGGAACAAAAACTAACACTAATTTAAATATTGTAGAACAAATTTCTGGTGGGTATATCGCAAAAAGCATTGCGGGTGGTGCACAAACTACAGCTCTTTCAGTTTCTGATGGATCAACTGGTGCAGAATTAGCACACAGAATGATTGAGTTTACTGGTTCAATTACAGGAAATCAAATTGTTACAATTCCGTTAGATGTTCAAAACTTTTATTTTTTAAGAAATTCAACATCAGGTGCTTACACAGTACAATTTAAATATGCTTCTGGTTCAGGAGATACATTTACTTTTTCAGCAACAGATAAAGGTGATCAAATTATTTTTGCAACAGCAAATGATGGAACTAATCCTGATATAGATACTATGGCTTTTGGTTCGGGTGATGGAGATGTAACTCTCACTGGAACACAAACTTTAACAAACAAAACTTTAACTAGTCCTGCAATAGGAACAAAAATTTCAGATACTAATGGAAACGAATTAATTAATCTTACTGCAACAGGTTCAGCAGTTAATGAATTTACATTAGCAAATGCTGCAACAGGTAATGGTCCAATTCTATCAGCCACAGGTGAAACTAATGTTGATATAAATTTAAACCCTAAAGGAACAGGAACTCTTAAATCAGGAACAGCTGCAGTTAAAATTGCAGGAAAAGAAAGTATTTGGATTCCAGCAGTTGCGATGTATCCAACAACTGCAAATGGTGCAGAAGCTGCACAAACAGAATTAACAGCTGGACAACCTGAACTTAAATCTTTAGATTTTGATAAAGATAGTGATCAGTTTGCTCAATTTGCAATAGCGTTTCCTAAATCATGGAATGAAGGCACAGTAACTTTTCAACCTTTTTTTACAGCAAATACAACAAACACGGGTTCAGCTAAATTTCTTGTAGCGGGTGTTGCAGTAGCTAATGATGGTCCTATCGATGCAGCGTTTGGAACAGCACAAGGAACAGCAATAGGATTTAGTGGAACAGCTAATGATTTAATGGTTGGAAATGAATCAGCTGCAATTACAATTGCAGGTTCACCTGCGGCAGGTGAACAAGTATTTTTTAATATCTTTAGAGATGTTTCAGCAGATAATTTAACAGCAGATGCAAAACTATTAGGTATAAAATTATTCTTTACTACTGATGCTGCTAACGACGCATAAGGAATTTAGATATGAGAGACAAATTAAATCAATCTCTTACTGTTGAAGGCAAGAGTTCAAATAAAAAAAAATCAACCCGAGGTAAATCTTTTGGTTATCAAGTCTTAGGATTTGGTTCTGGAGGAGAAACTATTGAAAGAATAATGTCTTACTTAGTTATCGCTGGAGGAGGCGGCGGTGGCGCTAATAATAACGTTGGTGGTCAAAGAGGAGGCCAAGGAGGCGGCGGAGCTGGAGGCTACAGAACTTCTTTTGGTTCAGATCCTTCTGGTGCAGGAAATTCTACTGAAAGCACGCTTTTACTTTCTGCGGGAACAACATATACAGTTACTGTAGGTGGAGGTGGTGGATCTGTTGCTCAAGGAAGTACTTCTTCTTTTACAGGAACAGACATTACAGACATAACCACTGTTGGTGGAGGACATGGAGCAAATTATACTGGAAGTAATGGTGGAGCTGGAGGATCTGGAGGTGGTGGTTCTACATCACAATCAGGAAATCACTCTGGTGGATCAGGTACTGCTAATCAAGGAACTAATGGTTCTAGTGGAACACACGGCGGTCCTCATTACACAGGTGGCGGTGGCGGTGGTGCTAATGCAGGGGGAACCCCTTCAAGCGGTAGCGCAGCTGGAACTGGAGGAGCTGGAGGTACAGCAACAATTACAGGGTCATCAGTCGTTAGAGCAGGTGGCGGCGGTGGCGGCGGTTTCGCTGGTGGAGGTAGCCCAGGTGGAACAGGAGGCGGTGGAGCTGGACAACCAGGGCCATCTACTGGAGGAAGTGGTTCTGCAAATACTGGATCAGGTGGCGGAGGATCAGGAGGATCTTACGGTGGTGGAGCCGGAGGAGGTTCAGGTGGAAATGGAACAGTAATTTTAAGAATTGCTACAGCTGCATATAGTGGATCTACTTCAGGTTCACCTACAGTCACAACAAGCGGAGATGCTACTATTTTAACATTTACTGGAAATGGGAGTTACACAGGATAATGTCTTATTTTGCAAAATTAAATGATAGCAATATTGTTACAACAGTAGTACATGTTAGTAATTC